TTGCAGAAAGGACAATTTTATTATGATCAAATTCTTACTGGCAATTATGTAGTTTACGACATCGATGCCACTAAATGGGATGCTTCTGTTCCTGATCAATGGTTAGATGCTCTAGATGATTATTACATGTTGTGCGGCTGGACCGACAGAACGTTTTTGGACACTCGGAAAAAATATAAGGTTAAGAAACAATTTAAATCCGGGTGCGAAGTTTCAATTTCAAATATAGGACGTTTTGTTGCTTCAGGTACGCCAGACACATACATTGGGAATTCGCTTATGAATCTTGTATTTCTCAAAACTATCGTTGAAAAATATTCCCAAGCCAGTTTTGCCAGTTGTAAGTTGATGATCTGTGGGGACGATGCTTTATTAGCCGTTCCTGTGGAACATAAGATACCAGATTTAGCTAAAAAATTGTCAACATGCGGAATGGAATTTGAAGTCGAAGAACATAACTGCAAAGACATAACCAATATCAAATTCTGCAGCGGTGTATTCGCACCAACACATGTAGGGGGGAAGAACACCCTCTGTCACGTGCCATTCCCACACCGTGTATTAGGGAAGACAGGACATCTATCGCCTGAGTCGATGCAAAACATTTCATCATATGATTTCTTAAGATGCATCAATTACTCATGCTATCACGCATATCAATATGATCCCATCATGTCAGTTTTATTTGAAAATTCAGTTAATTTGGCCAAAATTTCACATGCTCAGTTCACTAAGCTGATGATGAAGTCAAGAGCATTGTCAGTTTATAGGGCTGCAAACATAATGGTCAATTATTACGGGAAATTAGATGTGCCATCAGATGTAGTAACAGCTTCCTTAGAGTTTTGGCAAAAAATATATCCAAATTTATCTTATGAAATGCTTCTAGATTTTAGCCATAGAGGTACACTTGAGTGGGATGTCCGCGGGGATTTAGCGCACGCACTCACAAATGGATTGTATCCTATTCCTAATTTTAAAGAACGCATTCAAACTAAACTTCAACAACGCCCTGACGGAATTGATAGTACCGATCCATTTATCTCGCTTATTCTGTTGGAGGAAAAGGATTCATACAGCGGTCGATTGTTACGAGCAGAGAATGAACGAATTGATGCCGTGAGCAAAACTACGTCAAACAATCCACCGATATTGTACCCAGCCGCAAACTATAATGATCTGGGCTTTCCTGAAAGGATAGCAGCCCACCACGGTTGGAACAAACAGACTGCAGCTTGGTCAAAGTTGCAAGAAACAAACGTTGTTGATTCATACTACCTTTCTCAAGCTTGGGAAAATCCCTCACATCTCAATTTCCAATTTTGGGATGGCAGAGAGGATTTAGCTAAACCCGAGTAAATAATTACTGATACGTATTTCGAAAAACCTGTATTTCAGGTCGCTGGCAATAAGCGTCAACTTTGCATTAATTCACCTATCAGTACAACCTATCCAATATCTATAATGCGACGATCTCAAAGAGCCGGAAATTTTGACTTTCCTGTTGGACAAACAGAAAACAATTACCTTATCACACGACTTGATCCTTTCCATGACAAACCTTTTGTGCCTACCGGTGGACCCGGATCAGCACCTACGGTCGTCAGAACTTACAAACGCACAGTCACTTTCTCCGCACCACAAACTACTCGTAAATGGTCTCTGTGTGTGTCTAACTCCCCGAATGGCCTTCCAGTTTTAGCATCAGCGCAAACGCCAACTCTTATCTTGCGCTCTTACTCCAATGGTTTTGGCAATGCGACAAATGGTACGTATGAACAAAACTATTCTTATGGAGGCCTTAATTCAATTGTTAGCTATCTCAATGCTACAGATGCTCAAGTCCAAGGTCCTGTTGTCTACCCATCCTCTCCTATTCAAGCCACTTGTATTGACAGTCCTACTTGGCAAACTGCTGAGTCCGTCACATCTGTGCCTGCTTCTTCATCATTTACATTCAATCCTGCAGGTACAGCCAATATGTTTAGACGTGTCGCTTGTTTTGGTGAGTCAGTCTATTCTGATGGGCCCTCCAAGCTTATCTCCGTTGCTTTCGAAGTCCACATGGCTGCGTCTGATTTATATAATTCAGGCACGGTCACAGTGGGGAGGGTTCCCCAATCAATCCAATATGGCAACATCCGCGTGAATACAGGTACAAATGCTTTTTCTGTGTACGGTTCAACCTCATCTGCTGTTCTTCCTACAAATTCGTCTGAGCTCTTGTTATATTCTGGCGCTAAGCAATGGCCCGCCAAGTATGGTGTTTATTGCGTTGCCCCTGGTGCCAGCTCAACTACTCCTGATTTTGATCCCACGCCCTTCGTTAATCACAATACCAGATCCCAATCCTGGCAAGATGCTCAAAGCAATGGAGCGCTTACTTTCGCGCTTGCAGTTTCCACTCACTTGCGAGACGGTACTCCATATATTGCGTCGACTGAGCATTTTGACTCTGTCATGGCTATGTTTGAAGGACTTGATCCTTTGGCTACATTGACTGTTACAACCAGTCTGATTTATGAAACAATACCCAGTGACAGCGAAGCCCTCAGACCATTAGCTAGATTGCCACTACCCATGAAACCTACTACTGAAGAGATTCTAGCTCGTATGTTTTCAGAGGTGGAGTGCTTTTGCATGGTCAATGAGAATGCTACAGGAAAATTTTTTGGTAAACTTAGGGCCGGTTTTAACCTTGCGTCTCGAGTCATTGGCTCTAAAACCGCCCAAAAGTTCATTCAAGCAGTCCCAGCTACAACTCCGTTTGGGATGCAAATGAAGGCCGCTATGGGAGAAATCCAACAAGGAGCCAACGCGTACAATGCCTTTTTAGCAAAGAAAAACCAAGCCGTCATTAAGGCCGGAGGAGGCTACCCACCAGCCACGGCCCCACGAGCCCGCAAAGTGGGGCCCCAACCCGCCAAGGCAACCCGCAAAAGAAGAGCAGCACGTGCATCCGGTCCGCGAGCGGCTACTGGGAAAGTCCAGAACCCTCGTAAAGCATAAGTCGCAATTTCTTCCTTTCTTCCTTTCTTACTTCTCTTTCCTCTCCACTTAAATATATATTATAAATATAAATCCACCGCAACCCCATTATAAAGGCCCTGTGGTGTTGATCTGAATAAGTCTTGTTGGGAGCATAACCCCGATCGCCCGTCGAAGGTGCATAGCTGCACACCTACTAAACATGTAGGTTCCGTAAGGACATAGCAAGCAATCTAATTGAAAATCTAATATTGACCGCCTCTCTTACACAACTAACATTGTTATTTTTATGTTTTTGTTGTAATTAGACCTGGGCCC